CTGGGGTGATACAGCGTTCATATAGCTTGATACTAGGCCTAACTAATGCTACAGCTCCTAAGGCTGCTAACGCTATATTGCTGTGAAATGCACTAGTAATTAGAGCACTCGCAATAATGGTCGTCGCAACAGGGGAGCGGATCAGTTGGGCGTGTATCTTATGCTGCACCTCATACATTTTCTGGGAGTGGGGATATATGTGTTTGCCACCTTCAGTTCGCACCCATTCATTCGATGCATGTTCATACACATTGCCACCGGCATGGAGTGGTGTAAATTTTACATCATCCACACCAGTGACAAATTGAACTGCACGGATAAACCAGCTAGGGCGTTCCCATTTGTATTCCGGGTTGGTTATTGGTACATGTGGTTGGTCGTGGTCAACGATATGTTCAACACTGGACAGTTCAGTTACTTTTAACCAATCACGTGGTTGGAAATAGTAAGCAGAGTTAGTCGCAGTATATTGCACATTGGCTGCCACAATACAATCACACTCATGCAATTGATGGTTGCACACATTAACCCGGTTGGGGTTAGGTGCGCCGCCAGCAGTCCGGTTTACAATTGGTATCTTGCGTGCTGCATTGACAATGTTACGCCCTCTATCCTGTAAGTCAGATATCGGGGCCATTGCATGAAACAAGATGCCAGCATTGCGTGGTTCGGTGCGGAGCTGATGTGAACGCCAAATGCCTGAGAACCCAGCTCCGATGTCAACGACGGTTCGGAACCCAGTTCTGCCAACTTTCTCTATGGCGAAGCGTTTGATGTTCATCTCGGCTAAGTGTCTGGCTTCAGCCAACTGCGGATGCCCGTGTATGAAACGGGCAGCAGTAGTTGCTGGAGCGGGAGGGGGATGTGTCGGGATTGCGGTCATAGTTTATGTGGTAACGCTGTTCGAGCGGGAATTGTGCAGAAACTTGTTCTGTACAATACGGGGCCCTCAGGGATCATAAGCGCGCACGAGTGGCGGCTTACAATATAATCCTGAGGCATTCTTCTGAAAGACATGCATGATCAGTGCATGAACCCGTTGGGAAAGAATACATGAGGTGATCAACCCCCAATTGTATTAGCGTCCAATGGACGAGGTTGCTTGTGGTTCGGCTTTGTCGTTGCGTGACCGTCGATCTCACACGAATGTGTACCGGCTAATCACTAGCATGTTGTGGTATTAGCACAACACACACACCTAAGCTAACCTCCACAAGCCCCCTGGAGAGGGAGCTAGCCTAATTACATGTTCATACCATGTTGAAAGGCGCTAGCGTTCCTAACGAGAGGAGGGAGAGGAGTAATGACCTAACTTAACGGCGCCATTGTTCCGCTGAGAGGAGTGTCAGTGGCTCAATGCCAGTGATGGGAGGGCTCTACCTGGAAATGGTGCCCAAAGCACCGGGCATGCCAACGGCGAATAGTGGGAAAAGTGCTGGCGGTATTAAACTGTCAAGGAGTCCAACCTTGGCAGCAGTCAGTTCAATACCTAATCTTGATAGTTGCACTGCTCCCTCTTCAATGTGATTCGCTCCTCGAATTGCACATTGGGCTCCGGCCTTAAGTACTCGGAATAGGTCTTCTGTATAGCACGTGTCGTCAGTACGACTGTATGTATACTGAGGTAACCTAACAAAGTCGAAAGCTGGGTCGTCACCTGCGGTCGATGAGGAAACTTCCATCACATTAGGTGACGCTAGTGATTCAATGACACTAGTTGTCGCACCCACAGATGCAAAGTTACTCGAGGTGATTATCCTGTATAACCCAGGGACAGCAAATTCCAAAAGACGTTCCGGTGTCATAGCGTGAGTCCACTCATTAGCAGCCCTGCCTGTAACCAGCTTTATCCCCTGCTGCAACAAAGCAGTGGGGGCAGAGTTGTCATCAGTGTTGAGCAGGGTGCCAATAGAGATGTTTGATAGCGGGGCAGGGGCATTCAACTCAGGTCCATTATACGTTGTATTGGACTGATGTGGTATCCCTACTGTTACAGATAGGTTTGGAGTGCTTAAGTCGATAAGCTGTGGCGTCTGAAATCGTATACGATATGAGACGTACATCCTGCCAACTGTGACATTTCCAGCCGCGGCCGGATCAGTTCGATACTGAAAACGGCCAACATCTGTGAGTCTATCACCCACTGCACCTGTTACTATCCTGGTATAATAAGATTTACGCTTATTAAGATCACTAACGGCGCATCGTAAGACCTCATTCGCCTTGTAAGCTGGGAAGCTAACAGCTCCTTTGTAGCTTTCCAAAGAGAATGTGGTAGCTGCGGGAGCATCCGCAGGGTCAAAGTCAACAGCCATAGTGATTCCGCCAGGTGTAGTGACTGGTGCAACGGTCACATATGAAAATTCCAACGCTTCAAAGTTGTAACTTTCATAGTTGGGTGAGATCGTCGATAACCAAGGGAAGAGCGACGAATTACCCGGATTGATGAGGAACGCAACGGAATTTTCCGAGGCCACAAACGTAACCGTATCGAATCTCTCACGATGTGAGATAACGACCCCTCGAGAATCACCGATAATTCTTGCCGCTGTGTTACGCTGAGCAACTGCTCGGGTGACAACAGCATTTCGAGGGCGCTGGTTAGGATTGCGCTTGCCTTTAGGAGCCTTCGCTTTAGCTCTTCTTTGCATGAGAGAGGGGAGTTGTTGGTTGGTATCGTAGTAATTTTGTATAATCAAATTCTGTAACTATACGATACGGGTGGTCGGTCATGTATATCACAATTCTCAACTGAGTACATATAATCTACTAGTGGATCAATAATAACTATAGGTTGGTGTAATTTAACCTTCTTGATTATATCTTCGACTTCGAAGCAATCTTGACGGCTTAAACCAAACTTTAGCATAAAATATTTCTCCCAGTCGATAATTGTGACCTTGTGATCGTTCTTGCGCATGAAATCCACTTTTTCCCTAAGGTTAATAACACGGCTGCCAGAGGCGATTTGCTTGCGCAGGAATACACCTAGAATTGGACAGTCGTGGAAAAAGGGCACGAAAGAATCGCACACAGTATTGACCCATGCGGTCTCCTCCTTTGGGATGATGGGGCGGATGGTCCAGAGTAATTTAACCAGCGTACGGGATATAAATGGCCCAAAAGCGAGTTTGTCATCATGTGTTGGATACCACTGTCCATGGACAAAAGTAACATCATAAACACAAGTGAAAACTCTAGCCTTTGGTATTATGCCATATCCCTCCTCAATGGTTGATAACCTGGACACATCAGAAGTGGCCCCATGTAGTATGGCCAGCATGTCGTCTCCCATGACAATAATGTCACAAGAGTCGAAACCACCAAGCTCTTCAAGGGCATTGATGATTATTATTAAGTTAATATAACTGTTGCCTGAGGACGTGTCATAGTGTCCTGACTTGCGCGTTGTTCTGGAACTGAACCGGACAAAGGAATTACCGTGCATATACTTTCCATTTGCTCGGTAACATTGGCGATTGAACGCGGCTAGCTTTGGATCCATTTCTTCCATTGCCTCGTTCGCCAGATCGAGATGATCTTCATTCATCGTTGCATCCCAAGACTTGCCATCCCTTTCATAGAAAGTTTTGGTTCCAGGTCTTTGCAACGCGTCATACATCCAATCTGCAATGTCCGTCATGTTCATTCCACAGCCTATCCTGCAGTGGTATGAGTGCTTGAGCTTTAGGGGTTCCTGACTAACTACTTGGCATATCGTTTTCTGATAAGCTGCGTAGCTAGCGCCCCACACCGATCCAGCAACTGTCAGATAATAGCCCTGAATGATACGGGCCTTATCCACACAGCTCTCGGTAACCGGTTTATAGGCACCATCGCACACTTCCCGCTTCGGGAAAAGTTTCACCCGCACACTGACTTCACTACCTTCAGGTAGTAGTTCCTCTTCAAGTGCCCGTGTGAGTTTGTCTCTTTTAGCTGGTAAACAACTACTAATCCAGTCCTCTTCATTTACCTTGATGTCAGTGTAGACAGAATTGAACGCGTTAAACCAATTAGCCCCCCTGAACCGTATGGGGGTAAGTTGTTCTGGTTGACGCTTAAGATGCCGTGTGACCAAGCCATTATGTACTGTACTACAGCATTTTGAAACACAGTTGCAAATGCCAAAACTGATACCAAGGAGGCTACACCCAAGTTGCGGGTTTGTAGGACAATCGCATGACTCAATTCGACTGCTGATCTTATGCTTGGGGTCGATAAGAGCTTCATCGCCTTTAGGCAAACAGGTTGCTGCAGTTCGAGCTGACTCAAGCAGGTATATCCCGCTACCAGGAGGAGTAATGACGCATAAGCCCCCACGCATTTCACCAAGCGCTTCAATGTGAAACTGGGGACGCAGTTTAAACTATACTCGAAAACACGCCCTACAAGATAGTTGGGATATGTGCGAATAAGCTTATTATTAATCCTTCTGGTTATTCCTTGTTCAGTTCCTACGGCATTCATAACGGCGCTAGTGGCCATTTCTGGTGTCACGGAATACGTTCGTGCGAGCGTGCTTATAATGGTTCTAAGCTGATTCGCTCGGATGTCAAGGGTTGCCGATTTCCTGGCAAGCACAGCTGCCTCTGCTGCTGACTGCAGTGCCAGGGTGGGTGGAGTTGGGGCCAGTCGATTGACTACCAACTTGCTATATCCTTCAACCTTAATGTACTTAATCACCTCGGTGTGCACCTCCTCGCCTCCGAACGTTTTGTCCGAAAAGGCGTGGATGGTGCAT